CTGTATCCAGATCTCTGGGTGTTCGCCCAGCATGAGTTCCCTTACATCGCTGCGCGATACGAGTACCCGATCCCTGCCGATGCTGATGATGTGTACAAGGTAGTCATCAACACCATCGGACCTTCTGGTGTATGGTTCCCCGCTCAGTCGTGGCGCTTCAATCCGATGTCGTCCACTACTCCCGGTCAGGTCAAGCCAACGCCTGCTCCGACCGGCAAGTCTCTTCAGATCTATGACCGCATCGTTCCAGGAAGGAACGTGCGAGTCAGCTACACCAAGCCACCGGCTACGCTCGTCAACAACTCTGATGACTTCGTGACTGTCACCGGATTCCCCGAGCGATACATCGATATGATCGCATACGGTGCGGTGTGGCGACTGCTTCCAGCCTATGAGGCTGGCAGGCTACAGCAGGCAAGCATCGAGTCTACCGAGCGTGCACCTCTGGTACCTGCTGGTGCCGCCTCTGAGGCGTCCCAGTACTTCCTGGCCCTCTACACCAAGAGGCTCACGGAGGAGCGTACCAGGCTTCAGAGGCTCTACGAGTCCTACCAGACCTTCAACGGATGAGGAAGATATGACTGTCCGCTATTACAGCAGCACTGCGGCGGAGACTAGTCTGTCCGTTACGATCAACTCCGCAGCAACTACCATGGTGATCGGTTCGGCCGTAGGCCTGCCCGCCCTAACTCCGTTCACTATGTCTGTGGATTACGAGGGAGCAAGCGAGGAACTGGTTGATGTAACCAACCTCGCGGGTACCACACTCACCATCACCAGGGCTATCGACGGAACCTCTGCCACTACGCACAATGCTGGTGCAAGGGTTCGTCACGTCAGTTCCGCACGAGACTTCGCTGACTCAAGGGCGCATGAGAATGCGACCACTGGAGTCCACGGTCTGGCTGGTGGAGTGGGAGTCGTAGGAACCAGCACGGTTCAGACTCTGAGCGGCAAGACTCTTACCTCTCCGACAATCAACACTCCGACCATCAATGGCCCAGGTGGAGTCAATGGTGTGCTCACCTTCGGCGGTGCGCCGACCTTCCAGGGTGGCGCTAACATCACCACGCTTCCGTTCAACTTCTCTCGTGGAGCTACCACGAATGCTGTCACCAACGCCCGAGTAACCGGAGACACTCAGGACAGGCTGGTAGTGCAGGCTGGTGGAGCACTCCTCTTCGGAAGCGGAACTGCTGTTGGAGATACCGACCTTCATAGGTCGGCAGCCAACACTCTGGCAACTGATGACAACTTCGCAGTAGGCCTGAACCTAACGGTTGCAGGAGCAGCGACAGTCACGGGCAACACTGCCATCACGGGAAATCTTGCAGTGACTGGCATCGGCCAGGAGCTGTTTGCTTACAAGACTGCCGACACTTCCAGGGGAAGTACTGTAACCACGACCGATGACCCTCACCTGACGGTGACTGTATCGGCCAACGCTGTGTACAAGATGGAATGTGCAGTCATCTACAGTGGTGACCCTGCTGGCGATCTAGCTCTTGACTCGACTGTTCCAGTTGGCGGAGCTGGATTCTGGCTGGGCGCAGGCTACGGCCGAGGGGCCGTAGACACTGTTGAGGGTTACACCATCCGCATGAACCAGAACACCGTAGACCAGGCGCGCACGTTCGGTGCGCTCGCCGGAGTGAACAGTGTGGTCATGATCAATGGTCTGCTCAGGACTGCCGGAACCGGTGGAACCTTTGCACTCCAGTGGGCTCAGGCAGTATCCGACGTCACTCCGACGTCGGTCCGGGCAGAGTCTTACCTCTCCCTTCACCGCGTACAGTAAGGAAGTCGCATGGCAACGCTCGTACGCAGGATTCCCGACCAGCTCAGTGGACTCACCACTTCGTCGAGTGTCAGCTACAACCTTCAGGACAACGCGTATGACTACGCCATTGCTGGCATTCCATTCCTGTCTGCCATCAGCGATGACAGGCCGTACACGGAGCGAATGGCAGAGATCAGGAAGCAGCAGTTCGACAGCTTCGCCGAGCCTGGCGAGCAGTCCCTTCAGGGCTGGTGGCTGAGGAGTCAGTCCACCTTCACGGGTGGAGCTGGCATCCTTTACCAGGATCCAGACACTGACAACCAGTTCAACTTCAGGTTCGATACCAGCCTTGGTGTCGACCCATGGACTGCCGGTGAAGTGAAGCTGCTCCGTGACGTAACTGCTGGCACTGCTACAGCCAAGACGCCCATTGCTGTGCGTGGATACGTTGACGGTGCTGGCACTGACGCCTACTGGCTTGCCAGGGATGACGAGTTCCTGAAGGTCACCGATGCTACGACTCAGTCCATCATCGGTATCACTGGTGACACCATCTGGGATGTCACCAGCTCTGGCCGAAGGTACTTCATCGCTGTAGAGAACGGCATCAAGACTGGACTTGACAACGGTGGAGCTTCCACCATCTACTCCGGTACGTACAATGACAGCTCTGTGCTGGAGTTCGTCAAGGGCAGGCTGATTCTGGGTCATGATGCGACCATATATCAGCTGGTCACTGCTCCAGCTGGAGCGCCTGTTGCGCTCCCTGGGATTGGAACCGGACTCGTATACACTCACCAGGACGAGAATTGGGAGTGGAGGTCTATCACTGATGGACCTACTGCTATCTATGTGGCTGGAGACTCTGGTACTACCAGCGAGATTCACAAGTTCGCACCAACGCTGGACGCTGGAGGTCTGCCAGTTCTCACCTGGACTGGCGTAACTGCCACCATGCCAGCGGGTGAGATCATCCGGGACATCTACCAGTACGTTGGATCGTTCGTCGGCATCGCCACCAGCAAGGGCTTCCGAGTTGGAGAGATCGACGCCAATGGAGACATCGCATACGGTCCACTCCTGTTCACAGTAACCGGTGGATGCCGTGGCATCACCGGATTCGACAGGTTCATGTGGGTCGGTACCACCAATCAGCATGACGGTGGATCCGGACTCTTCCGAGTCGACCTTGGTTCCTCCGTTCAGGAGCAGACCACTCGGGCAGTGCGCTACGCGTACGCACGAGACATCTACGTCGGGAGCAATCCTGGCACCGTCGCATCCCTCACTATGTTCGGAGCGACAGACCGCAAGGTCTTCGCTATCTCAGGTTCGGGAGCGTACAAGGAGAATGCTACAGCCCTTGTCGCCAATGGATACCTGACTACCGGACGTATCAGGTTCAACACTGAAGAGCCAAAGCTTTACAAGTTCTTCAGCATCAGGACTCCATCCCCACTCACTGGAGACCTGTCCGTAGCAATCCTCAGCGAAGGCGGAGGAGAAGTGAATCACATCACTTACACTCCGTCATTCGGTGCGGGAACCAAGGATGTCGGTATCAGCACTCCGGCCATTCCTCAGAACTGGGTGAAGATGAAGTTCATCCTTGAGCGAGGATCAGACACCGCTCTCGGCGGTGTCCTGAACGGGTGGCAGATGAAGGCACTTCCTGGTTCCATCCGTCAGCGCATGATTACTCAGGTCTTCCAGCTCTTCGATGAGGAGACTGACAAGACTGGTCAGCGTGTAGGTTATGACGGCTTCACGAGGGACAGGCTGACCGACTTCCAGGCAGTAGCCCGAGCAGGAGACGTTGTCTCCTATCAGGAGCTGTACGACAACCTGGTAACTCTGGTTGTCATCGACGACTGGGAGTACAGGCAGGCAGGACCGCCAGGCCCCAAGAATGGGACGCTTGGTGGGTACCTGACGGTTGTCATGAGGACAGTCGCAGAGAGTACTTAACAAATGAGGGGGGAGAGATGCTTGATCCGGGCGAGGTTATCACCGTGCTTACCGGAGTGGCAGGAGTAACTGGAGGATTCATCGGAGGCAAGAGACTCGGCAACAGCCAGTCCATTGCGACTGCTGTTGATACCACGCAGCTCCTTGAGCTTGCGGTAGCTGAACTGCGCACTCAGGCGCTTCAGAAGGATGACAAGATCTCAGATCTGAGCAGCAGAGTGGACGTGCTTGAGAACCTTGTGACTCAGCGCGCAGAGGTTGAAGCCGTACACGCTGAAGTGCAGGGCGTCAGGTATGTGGTGGATCGTATCGCTGGTAAGTTGGAAGTATGAAGCCAGCATGGTACGACCGTCGCATCTACGCAGTAACGACTCAGCAGGAGAAGGACGCTGTCATCTATGTGCAGCGAGTCCTTGGCCTGCGAGAAACAGGAGATCTGGACGAGGAGACTAAGTCCCACATCCGTGGGCTTCAGGTTCTGTTCGGACTCCGACCATCAGCCATCATCGACGATGCGACGGCTGAGCAGATTGAACGCATCTTCCCATATGGAGCGTGACTATGACCAGCTATGCAAAGGATCTCATTGAGCGAGTGGCGGCAACGTTCGCCTTCGCCTTCCTGTCCGTCTTCACCTTCTCCGATCTCAGCACTGCTGATAATGCTGCTATCGCAGGAGCCGCAGCAGCGGCTTCCCTTCTTAAGGGATGGCTTGGCAAGTACCTCGGCAACGAGGACAGTGCAGGCCTTAGCTAAACACTGAAAGGGCCCACCTCATGGTGGGCCCTTTCTTTGCGTTACATCACCCCTCAGGGTCCTCTTCCACTCGCTTCCACGCTTCCTGCTCAATGATCTCGGCCTGCTGAGCGTTGGTGATGGACTCCATCAGCCTCTCCTGAGTGCTTCCACCCTGGACAGACTTGAGGTCACCCTTCGCTGCGTTGTTGGCTTCAACTGCCTTGGTGTACGCCTCGTACTTCTTACCCATTATTCTTCTCCTCCTCGATCTTCTTCTGCGCTTCCGAGAGAGCCAGCTCAGCCTGAACTTCAGCCGGGTTACCGGCGAGCTCCTGCTTCAGCAGCTCCTCTTCCATCCGGTCTTCGGACTTACCAGGCATCAGTCACTACCTCCGCCACTGCATCCAGAATCCGAAGAACTCCCCGAGCTATCGCTCGAATCGGACGAAGAAGAGCTGTAGTCATACGATGCCACATTGATGACCTCGTAGTTGTACGGATTGTACAATCCGTAGTTCGCGCATCCATACGCATGAACCTTACCTCGCTCCCGTTGACAGAAGCGGCACTTCTCTACTCGGCGTATCGCCAAGTTCATGCACCTTCTCTACGTATCGCAACTCCACACCATCATGCAGAGTCACATTCCTTATCGGCACCCACTTGCGTGACTGCCTCTGGCCGTAGCGGATCTCCATGTAATGCTTGGTTCCGCTGACGTGTGTCGCCATGTAGTAAGCCATCCTCGGAAGGCCGACCTCTACTACTCTCGCGTTGACTGTCTTCATGATGCTGGATGGACAGCCGGAGCCTCCCCGAAGGGAGGCGTCCGACTACCACTCGTCTCACTACTCGGGTTCGTCGTCAGGCTTGGGAACCGGACGCGGCTCCAAGATGGGCTGAGTCATCACTGCCTCCCACTTCCACCGCACGCCTTGCAAGGCACGGAGTTGATGTGCATCTCGTCCGCCACCCACTCGACCTCATCCACCGTGCCTGAGCCGTTGCAGGCTGTACACGGATCGTTACTCATCTTCGGTGCTCCCTTGCACAACGATTACGTCATCCTCAGGCTCGTCAGGTGACGTGCACCAGGGATCGGGATCCTCTTCAGGACTGGACATCACTTGCCGTACTTCTTGTTGTAGGCATCGGTCGCGGGAGTGTCACTCTGCGGCTTGCGGTTCTGACCATACTGCTGGTCGAACTCCTTGGCCTTGACGTCCGGCGGGGCGTCCCGATCGAACGGCTTGGCGTTCAGGTCCTCATCCTTCTTGTGCTTACCCATTGCTCTTCATCTCCATCTCGATGATGTAGTACTCGTCGGTTGCGATGCCAGTTCCGGACGGACCCTCGACAGTGACGCTGTCTGCGTCATCATCGATGGCCACCTCAAGCTCCTCCGCAATGTCCTGGATTCCGTCCAGTGCACTCTGGAGATTCGGGTGGGCAGGCGACACCACTTCAGTGGTGATCGCATCCGTACCGTGGAACGTGGTCTCGTTGAGGATCAGGAAGATTTCACTCACTTGCGAATCCTTGCTCGAAGGGCTTCCGTTCCAGAAGCCACCCAGATTGAATTGACATCCTCGCGTGCCGGAAGAACGACACGAATGGCATTGACCTCAGCGACCATACGGTCGCCGAACTTCTTACCAGCATCGTCACCTTCCTGCCACGCATACACACTGGAGAAGTCTTCGAAGACATTCTTCCAGTGGTCCTGCCACTTGGTCGCACCCGAGATACCAACGCACGGGATGCCTGCAAGTGTAGAACTGAGAGCATCGATCTCTCCCTCAGCTGCCGCAATGGACTGACCTGCTACATGCAGGGCCTCCACATTGTACAAGGTGACTGGCAGTCCATGCCACATCATGTACTTACCCTGATGTGGATGAACCTCCTTGCAGGAGTGATCCTGCATGCACCGGAAGTTGTAGTTCACCGGTCCAGCGGGAGTCAGGTAAGGAATCGCCAGTCGGCCGACCAGGTACTCGTGACCCGGAAGCGGGTCACGTACTACGCCAAGTCCTGCGGAGAGCGCGGCTGCCTGATCGATTCCTCGACCTGCCAGATACTCCAGACCTTCGTCCAGGTGCTTCCGATACGTGTCCAGAGCCCTTGCCAGCGACTTCCTCTGCACGACGGAGAGCGTCGCCATAGGGAATGTTCTCCTTCTTCATGATGAGTTGAACGGCGTTGCCCTTGGCTTCGCAACCATGACACACGAATACGTGTATGACTGTATTGACACTAGCCGAAGCCGACCCATCCTCATGGAACGGGCACTTATAGGCATACCATCCACGATCCTCCATGACTGGCTCACCCCCATAAAACTCAAGGACTGGACCAATCGGAATGACTGGCCACTCCTTATCCTGTTGAGTCCTCCGGACCATAGCCTGCCTCCACTAGGAGACGCTTGAGAGTGTCCACTCGCAGACAGGCCACCCATTCACCGATGTTGGCTTCGCCCTGTCCGTTACATCGAAGCACTGCGACGCCTAGAGCGTCGCTTGAGTCCGCTTCGATCTGCTTAAGGGCTGCGATGGGATTGAATCCAGTGCGGGCCTTCAGCTCCCAGTGAATTCCTGGCGTACTGAGGATGTCTGAACCCTGCCTGCCTGCGCCTGTCGGCTCGGCATAAGAGAAGATGTCCCTGATGTACTCAGCGAACACCTTCTGACTCCGGTAGCCACGGTGCTTCCTTGACTGGCTAGCTGCCACCGCAGGCCCACGTTCGCCTCATGTCATCCAGCCAAGTGTGAGGCGGATGCTTACTACCGTTACCGCAGTGCATCAGTTACTCCTTGGGGGATTAGGCGGAGGGATCGGAGCCGGAAGGCGAGGTGCGCAAAGGCACCTCTTCATGCCGCAATCATTAC